AGTAAGAATTTATATGCAATTAATAAAGCATCGAACATAAAGTTTTCATAATCCGGAGGATTCGCCCCTTAAATGTATTAAGTATGGCAGAAGATATTAAGGAAAATGCGATGAGTGGTGGAACTCCGGCACGGCTGCGTAGACTGGCGGCAAACGGCAACAGTATATCACCGACAATTCAAGAGGTGGCAGAAACTTTCGGTAAAGGATATGCTGCAGATTTGAATAACGAAACAGATTATGGAATTTCTGGCATGTTTAACGCTGATACTATTAATCATCCACCCATTTCATCAGATATTATTTTTGGCATATACTCAAATCATAGAGCAAAATATATAACAGGAGGAGTGTTTTTGTATCAAATAGCTGTCCCAGAAAATATGATAGGAATGTATGTAAGACGATGCTGGAATGGGAATTGGAGCGAATGGAAGTCAGTAACTCTTACTTAAAACTGTGGAATTATTCCACAATACCGTGGAGCACTCCACAATATTCCACAGTATTGTTAAAAGAGGATTTTGCCTTATATTAATGAAAATGAATGCAATATTGTTGCGCAATCATTCTGGTATCAATTTTGTACTATGGTTTATGTCTTAAAAGTTATCAGTAACTTGTAGTTGTTATGGTTAGGCAATAGGTATTAGTTGCATTAAGGTTTAAAGACATTTTGTTCATATTGATTTTCATTCGGAAACTCTCTTTGTTTGGCATTGCATCCCGGTCTGTGAAGTATCGGGATGTTTTTACTTAGATGGTTGCTGTTTCCGACTAAATACTGTAACTTTGTATAGTTAGCCGATATACTACTTAACTAATACTATTTTATTCTTTGGAATAATGAAAGTATTCTCGGTCTGTGAAGATCGGATGCTTTTGGTGGGTAATGCCGCCAATTATTCCAGTTAAGTGTTTAGGTTTTATGCAGTCTACCCCATGAATGGACTGCATTGACAAGAAGTATTCTGCCCGTTCTGACCGAGATGGCCGGAACGGGCATAACCAGAATGAAAATCCACATGGCTTGCAGAACCACTATCATAAGGTACCAATCCTTTTTAAAACTATGTATGTTTCAGTGCTTCTGTTGTTTTTGATAAAAAAGCTACCATTTGTCGTTTTTCGACCGAAAGCAACACCTTTAGTCCCATCTGTATAATCACAGTAAAAATTTGAACCTGCATCTGACACAAAACCTTTTGAATAGGAACCAAAAGCAAATATAGCAGTTGCTGCATTGTTGGGGGATGCAAGCAAATACATACCGTACCCCAAGTCGCCAAGGTCTTTTTCCTCTTTTGCCGCCAATGTAAAGCTATAGGTATATATTCCCATTGCGTTCATTACCTCTTCCAATGTTGGTGATATACTGTTGCCGTTTTTATCCAGTCCACGTAATCTTGTAGGTGTTCCACCACTCATCGCATTCTCTCTAATATCTTGCTTATCTGCCATATTCTTACATTTAAGGGGCAAGAGATAAGGCAAAGAAGTGAAAGGGTAAATAAAGCGTTCTGATTAAGTAAATGTTATAGACTTCCAATCTCCCCAACTAACACCTATATCTGGAGATTTCCTTTGTTTTATACCATCACCATATAAATATAACTGAATAATATAGTTAGAAGCTTTAAATACCACCAAAATACCATATCCTGCGTAAGGAATATTAGGAATTGCGCTACTATTAACTGTATAGTAGCCAGCATCAAGAGAATTATTTGCATCTTGAACTATACCTCTATATTGAAACAGTGCACTCAACAAATTACCGGGAGCGATAAGTGCACTATCCTTGCCCTTTAGTCCTCTCAGATAATCCACTGTATTGGTTATAGTCATCTGGTCTTCTCTAATATCTTGTTCTGCCATAACTATTGCATATTTAAGGGGC